TTTTCCATACTCCTCTGCTAATTTTTCCTTTCCGCTTGTTTGTAATTCAATAGATAATGCGTCTATTCTTGCCATATTAAATTCCTCCTTTTATTTTTTAAAATATTGCTGGTATTGACTTAGGTTGGCTACCTGCCATACCATCTGTTTTTGTTATTGGAGTATCTTCTTTTAATCTCTCATTAACTGTTTTTTCTACTGCCTTATTAAAAACAACCAATAAGTTGTCGATATTCTCGTTTAACTTTTCAGCTGTTACAGTTTTAAAATCAATTAAATTAAGTAAAGATACCTCTAATCCTTTTTCACTTGCTATTTCTACTGCTTGTTCTTTTAATTTATAAGCATTCAGTTCTGCAAGTGCACTATTTTTTTCTTGCTTAGCTTTTTGAGCTTCATATTCAAGTTTTTGTTCTTTGTTCATCTTTGCTAATTTTTCAGCTTCTGACTTTTCAGCATCATTTATTTCCTGCCACTTTGTCTTTGCTGTTTCAATAGCTTTTTGAACCCTCCTGTCAAATTCTGCTTGATTTCCTTCTCCTTTTAAAAAGTCATCAAATGTTGTTGTTTTTGTTTCTTTTTCAGTTCCCACTGGTTCATTGTTAGCCCCAGCATTAACATCTTTATTTGGTTCTTGACCTTCCATATTATCCTCCTTGCCCCAGCCATTGTATTTCTACCCCAGCCATTGCATTTGTATATTTTGTTTATTTTGTTTCGCCTAACTACAAGAAAAACGGCATAAAAAAGAGACGTACGTCTACGTCTCAATATATATTTTAAAAATTTAATAACTAAATAAAAAACACCTGCTTTTGCAAGTGCTTTGTCTATTCTATTACCATCCTGTTATTTCAACTAATTTGTATGTAGCAACTTTTTCTGTTACAAGTCCCATTGCTTTATATTTCCATGTAGCATTTGGTTCAAGATTATTGATATTATCAATTGCTGTTCCTAATTGTGCTCCATTAGAATCATATAAATTAAAGGTTACCTCTACATATGAATAAGTTTTGTCTGTATTGTTTTTTATCTCACCTTCAATCCAAGTTGTTCCTATACTGTCAACAGTCTTAGTATCAGATATTAAAGTAAATTTTTCTTGTTCTGAATTAGTAGGTGTTGCACCTCCACCAGATGCAATTGCTCCTATTCCAATTATAGCTATAAATACTCCTAGCAAAACTCTTATTATGCCCTTTTTTTGTTTTTTCCCACATTTAGGACAAACTTTTGCGCTTTTACTAATTTCTGAACCACATTCTTTACAATTTTTCATTGACATTTTAATACCTCCTTTATATTAAAGGAATTATATTACAAAGCATATAAAAAATCAATGTTATTTATTTAATTCATTTTCTAAATATTTTTCGTATTCTTCCATTGTTTCTTTATCATATTCCCAACCTTTGGGTTGCTTGTTGTATATTTTTTTATATTGCTCTCTTAAATTATATGCCTTTTCAGATAATGTCATATTCTTTCAACAACCTTTCCCTAATTCTATTTAATGGTTCTATTTCTTTAATTAGTTTTAGTGAATATAAATTATTAGTAATATCAGCTGTTATTATATTTGATACCACTTCACTATATTTAACACTATGGATTTTCCATTTAGAACTATCGTGATAAAATGCTCCTCTGATTTTATTATTTGTTACTGCTGAGAAAATATCACTAATAGTCATATTTAGTTCATAATTTGTATCATTCATAAATAAATCATAATATTTTTGTTTATTGTTCATAATTTCTATGTTTGCTAAATTAATTTGTGTTTCTAGAAAATATTGATTATCAACACAAATATTCTTTCTTTTGTCTATCATATGCACAATTTCATGCGTTAAACTTTCCTTAATATCATAACGTTTGAAATTTGGATGAGTTGGATTAACAAGTATTTTATCTTTATCCTCACTATATCTCATTGGAATATCTAAATTGTTATCTATTTTAATGTTATCTTTTGTCAGATATTTGTTAAATAATTTCTTTTCACGAGTATTTAGTTTTATGTTTTTTAATAGTGGCTTTACATCTTTACTTACCTTAGGTATATCAAAATTATACTCTATTTCTTGGATGTTTTCAACTGTATTTATATATTGAATCGTACTTCTACACCAATGGAACCCATCGTCGATAGGTGGCAAATTTAAGCCCTGTACTAAACCATAACAACGATATTTTTTTATTGTATCATTTGTTTTAGAATATCTATAAAATTCATTCCAGTCATGCACATCAAAAACTTTTCCATCTAAACTTTTACACATCTTAGTTGTTGCGTTATCTTCTACTGCAATAAATTTAACCTTTGCATTTTTATCAAAGCTATAAATGCCTTCTGTTTTTGCTTTATTATTCATTCCTATTAAAGTTAAGTCTATATCTCCTGATATTTTATCTCCATTTATATTCAGTCTAGCATTTTGTTGCCTCTTAATTAAGTTTTGATATATATCATTTGTTATATCTATTTCTCTTTGTTGCTGTAAATCAATTGTCGCTTGTCTATATATTTGTTCTGCATTGTATTTTGTAATTGCGTCTATATATTCTTGCCATATATAACCTTTGACATTTGGCATAGCCATTAAAGAAAGAAAGAAAACGTCTGTAATATCAAACATTTTCTTTTTCTCTTTTAAATATTTGTTTACTTCTTCCTGCCCTTGCTTATAATAATAATTAGTTTCTTCTTTAAATACATTACTTTCATATTCGTCTAATTTGCTTTGTTGTACTATGTAGGCACTATATATTAATAATTCTAGTATCTCGCTATTTTTAACTCTTGTTTTGTTGTATATTTTATTAGCTAAAACACCAAAATAGCCTTTTAATAAGCCTTTATCTTTCCATTCCTCTATGTATGTATTTATTCTTTTCTTTGTTTTTGTGTTTGCGATACTATATAAACTATTAAAATCAAAATCTAAGCTACTAAATATCTCTTGGAGTTTGTTTTGTGTTTGTTTGCTTATCTTGTTGTATATTTGTTTTAACTCTTTCATCTTGTTGTCGTGATACTTCCACATTTCCTGCATCTATATCACCTTCTTTTATTTCAAATTGAGAATTATCTTTTATATTTTCCATATTCTTTTCTATATTTTCTTGATTTTGTATATCCATTTCTGCCAATTCACTTTCGCTATCTAAATCATAAGGTAAATGGTCTATAATTGTTTTATCACTTAATAATCCTCTTAATTTTAGCCAATTATTTACTATTTCTTGAACATTATTTGGTAAATTCCTTGTAAGTATTATTTCGATGTCTCTAAAATCATACTCTGTATTTTTCTTTAAGTTGATTCTATTTGTTATCATTTCCCACATTCTTAAAAGTTCCTTTTTAAATGACTTGTCTGCCTGTTGAAGAACTTGGTCTAATGGGAAAAACTTCTTTTCTAATGCACTTGAATTGTCTGCATCTGTAAATCCTTGGTCTGTTACATTTGGAACACAACTTATCATTAATGCCAAGTCTATACACGTCTTTTTATGATTTTCTGATGCTGTATCGTTTACATCTTTTGTTACCCATCCAATATCGCCAGTATTATCAGGTGTATAGAATACTTTAGCATTTAAAATTGCTTCATCTTCCTTTACTCTTGCTGGGTTTTGTATCATTATAGGATTTCCGTTACTATCTAACTTGTCTGTTCCATCTTTGTCTTTTACAGTTATTACCGCTTCATTGTCTGGAGTGAATCCTGTTATTTTTAGTTTTGCATCATCATTATATTGGAATATGTTTGCGTTGTTTCTTATTATCTGTTCGTGTTTCTTTATTAAAGTTATGACATTTTCAAACAAAGCTAATCCATCTGGATTTTCTACTGCAAAGGCTGGTAAATCATTCCATAAAACTGGCTTATTATCTTCCTTAACTTCTTTGAATTCAAATTTACTATTTTTATTTATAGATTTCTTTTCTGTTCCATCTACAAAATGTTTTTTGTATTTTTTAGTTATTAATTCTAAATGTGTCTCTATTCCACCTTTATCTGTGTTTTCAGTCCAATATCTAAGTAAACCTATTTTTTGTGCTGGCGTCTCATAATTCCATATTGTGATGCTCGTTAAACAAGAAGTATGTGCATACACCACTTCATTATCATCATTTTCATATAATAATCCATAACAAGCACCTGTATTAATATAATCCTTTACGCAGTCATAGAAAAAACTACCATTGTCATTATATTTTGTAATATAATCAATGATAGTTTGAAATTCATTAGGATTATTTTTTTCACCAAACACTTTGTCAAATACTTTTTTCAATATTCCTTTTTGAGTATCGTTTATTTTCTTAACTTTATATTGAGGTTCTTTTCCCCCAAAGTATCCACTTGCTATTGTTGAAATATAAAACTCTAAAGCTACAACAACATCATTTGTATCGTATTTTCTTGTATATCTATCATATAAATATTTTCTATGTTGCAATATAGGTAATGCTCTACCCCATAATGTATTTATATTCTTTGTTATATTCTCTTCTTTTAAAAAATCATCTGAATATTGTATTTTTTCTATTATCATGTTTCCTCCTACATTATTTTGTTATATCCAAAACTAATTTTCTTTTGACTAATGTAACGTTCTATTGCATAACGCATAGCATCCATTAAATGATTAAAATCATCTATCGGCTTATTTACTTTATTTCCAAACTTGTCCTCATCCCAAGTGTAATTACTAATTTCAGTTATAAAATTTACACATCTAGGATGTATTATTATTTCGAAGTCCTGAATAAATTGTATTCCGTTGTTTATACTGTCTTT